AACTAAATCTTGGTCTTCAGCTTCTTTAGCCTCATCCAATTCTTCTTCTAAGTCCTCAATTTGTTTCCTTAAATCTTCAATTTCGTCTTCGATAGCCGATTTATCATTGATCTGTACATCAGCATTATCGGCTAAAGTAGCAATTGGGCTCATTAATGAGAGTAAAGTAATTAGTAGTAACGCAAGTAATTTTTTCATAATTTCTCCCCTTTTAGGTTTTAATATAGTTTTTTTAATAAAATTCCTATATATTTAGGAAAATTATTCTAATATATTTTTTCGTGTACTTAAATGAAATTCTGGGGGACATGCAAATAATTCTAAAAAGTTAGTACTTTTGTCCTACACAGTTATTTTTTGATTGTTCTCTATATAATGATTATTCGTTTCTTTTTTATTGCACATTCTAGTCCTATAGGGTCTTATTCTTTAAATGGTTCTCCGGTTGTATCTGCTGCTAAGTTTTCAATGTTTGCTAACGATGGTCCTAGATACTTAAAACATTGCAAAATCAAATCCTGCTTTGCTTCTGAGGTAGTTGCTGTAGATATTCTGTTATCTATATCTGAGAAAAATATTTTTGCTTCTTGTACCTTAGTTTCATGCTCTAATCTTTTTTGTTTTTTCTCAGTTCTCTTGGCAGCAGGTAGTAATTTTGCTTTGTCTGCCAAAATAACTCCTAAAACTTCAATTTCTAAGCCCACTACAAATCCCCTCCTATGCGTTTAGATAAGAAGCCAGTACCCAATCTAAGTCTGAACTAGTTGTCCCTACAGGTCTGATTAACTCTACCTCTACCTTTATTTTATCTGCAGTAATACTACTTAAATCCCCGTTTTTTGAAACATTAGCTATTAGAACATTATCATTTTCATCTACAATATTAACTACATGACTACCATCGTTATCAACAATAGAAAAATCAATTGAGTCCCATGCTTTTAAGGGAGATTGGATTGTTGGACTTTGAAATTTATAACTATTAATTCCTGTAGCTAGTTGAATTTTATCACTGTCATAATTACCGCCAACTTTATAATCCACTCCATCAATAATGATATTGTGTATTCTTAAATCTACCGAATTACTGTTGTTGTTCTTATCAAATCCTAATGCTGGATAGAATAGTCCACTTAAAGCAGATACATCAAGAACAGTTGTTTCTCTCGCAAAAGTATTAGTTTTAGTTACTCTCGCATCACCATTATTATACGAAGTCTGAATCCCTAAGTCAGACAAACTGTCTACAACAAAAAAGTGGTTTCTGTAGTCGGTGTTAGCACTACCCACTGCTTCCCAATCAATTGATATAGACGATATGCCTGTCAAGTCTATAACTTTATCAAATCCTTTATAACCCCAATATGGGAATCCTGATGTTTCTGTACTGTATAGTCTTAAATAATTTGTTACTATTGCCCATGTTGCTCTACTAAAAGAACCAGTATATTGTAAGGGCATTAATTTCCAGTTTTTAAATTCTGCCGTTAACGCATATTTTTGTATTTGCTTTAATCCTATAGCTTTGTACACTCTTCCACATAAATCTAGGGTTTGCTCAGACAAATCATATATTGGCCAACTCATCTATACCACCGCCCTTGGAACAGTATCTAGTTTACCATCTACTCTATTTAGAGTATCTGTAAACTCTTTTACTATTGTTACGCCATCTTCTGCGTAATTTATAGTAGTAACCGAAGCTAAACTGCCATCGGCATTTCTATTTAATATTTCTTCTGCTCTTAACACATTGGCAATGCGGTATTCGACCTTAGAGAGTTTTCCGTCTAATCTGATTAATTTTGGAGTAAAATTGAACACCCCATGTGGCGCTAAATCTACCGAATGTATCTCAAGGAAGTCCTCAATCTTCTGAAAATTAGCAGCACTCATTAGTGTGCCTTCCTGGGTAACTGTTCCTGGAACTTCAGATAAATCAAATATACCTAATACTTGCCCAGTACTTACATCAACTAATTGATATCTTCCTGGGTGTTCTACTAAATGATCCTTCCAGCTTGTTTTAATGTAAGTCAATTACAGCACCTCCATTACTGTGATCTCAAAGCTTATAGTTAAGCTTTCTTTATCTGTTTTTGTTTCCGCAGCTTCTTCTTCTACTATGTTATCTCCAGTTCCAGGAGTATCTGTCCCACTTGCAATTAAATTCACCTTATCTATACTCTGGCCAACCAACTCAGCCTCCGAGTAATAAATTTCTTCAATCAGCGTGTTCCCGTCAATCAAAGAGGTTGATATTTGCTTTCTGCTAGCCTCTACTCCACCATCCTCAACTGCAATATGGGTCATATCATTTTGCAAAAGCTCTAATACTCTTGTTATACCAGCCTGGGTGATACTCATATCCTCAGCCCCAATCCAGTCTTAATTTGCTGTCCTAAATAATGCTGACCACATTGGTAGTAGGTGTGCCTATGCAGGCTAACTTTTACCTGTAATCCTAACGTGGAATAAGACTTAAGTATAATAGTAAGAGGTAAGTTGTCGCCTATATTCTCAATTTCTAAAGCTCCAAGTCTTTTGGTTATTTCAGCAACTTGCTCTGATAAATTAGGCACTAAATCACACCTCCACACATTCTACGCTTCTAAAAACGTTTTTCCCGTCTGGGATATTAGTTGAAACACCAATCACTAAGGCTGATGTATTAATTTTTGGTGTTACTATTTTTATGATCTGGCCGACCTTAACCTCAGATTGGGTAGGAATATTGTAAGCTCTTTTTTTATTATCTTTTTTTAAAGTTTGTCTTCCAAATTGGCGAGCAGTTAGTTTATCAGAAATATCTCGATTTTTTATAGATTTTTCATAGATACCATATTTTTTAACACTAGAAGCATCCTGGAAATAATCAACTATTTCAACAGTAGGTTTAAATTTCACTTCAAGAATATCCGTACTTAATTCTGATGTCCGTTCTGGAATAATTAACAACTGTCTTTTCTTATCTAATAAATAATCACAAATTCCATCATCGTTTTCTTCTAGTTTTATTGTCTTAGGGGTATCATTAAGAAAAACTTCAGTATAATTGGGAGTATATCCTAAAGGACCATGCACCCTTCCTTGCCCAGTAAAATATTTGGACACATAAGTCTCTGAGGCTTGTCGAGGCCCAAGCATCCATACCCTATTAATTGGTTTCTCTGCTTTAATAGTTTTCTTAAATCCTTGAAGTATTTCTAGATCACCTTTTAATGTGGGCCCTATCGCTTCATAATCACCAAAGAAATGTATATCTATATTAGCATCTACATACCAATTCCAACCGGTGAGTTCACAAATCTTATTAATAGCATCAAATACCGTTTCATATCTCAATTGAAGATAATCAATTACAGGCCCGCCTGATTTAACGCTAACCGTAGTAAATTCCGATGCAGACCTGCTAATAATATCTTTTATAATTAAATCAGGCTTACCCTCAAATGCATCTGATTTTTCATAAGTTTGAGCAATAAGCCTGAATTGTAGTTTAAAAGCCCATGAAGCTATAGTGAAATTTGTGAAATTATTATTACCTTCTCGATAATCTTCTTGATTGACAATAACCCCGCCCTGCTGTATTACTCCATCTTTATATACTTTCAACTCATTAAGTGGGTGCTCGTTAAGTATATCTCTGCATCTGAGATTAAACTCGGCTACCTGTTGGCCTAATCTTTCAGCAAAAGAAAAGGGGACGAGTGTTTGATTCGTTATATCATGGATCTCAGAATTAATTGTGTCATTAATTTCAATTTGCCAGGTCATTATACTGCCCCCAATCCCTGTGCAGCACTTCCCAATGAGTAATCTATATTTTCAATTAACCTTTTGCCGCCTATGTAAATATACACCTGCGGAGATCCCTGGGAAGAAGAATTGTATCTATCCAGAGGAACAACCGCTTCGGGACCGGCTTCCCCTACCATAGCCAAAGTTGGCTTTGTAATTATTCCACCTTCTGCTAAGTATGGAACATTAGGAAGATTAAAACCCCATGATTTTCCGCCTATTCCCGGCACCCAGGAGGGAATTGAAAAGCTTATTTTATTCATGCCATCAATCATTTTATTTAAGTACTTTAAAATAGTATTTATACTGCTTTTGATGCCCTCTGTAATTGAGGTCCATATGCCTAAGACTGTTTCTTTTATCGAGGTGACGATATTAACAAAACCAGACTTAACCGATTCCCATGTTCCTAACACTTGCTGTTTTGCGATCTCGGTTTTTTCTGCGATATTCTTTTTAATATTTTCAAATGTTTCAATAGCAGCAACTTTCAATTTTTCCCATGCTTCTTTTAACCATTTAGTTATATCATCCCAGTAAATCCATAAAGCAATAGCAGCAGCGATAACCAATATTATTGCTCCTACAATACCTGTCATTACTCCAATTCCTATACTAAATGCTCCTGCAAGTGCGGCAATTACTGAAATGCCTTGTCCAATAATAAAAAATAATGGGCCAATTGCCGCAACTAATGCGCCGGTAGCCATCATTACTTTTTTTGTGTTATCACTTAGCCCACTAAACCATTGTACTGCTGGCATAATGTAATTTTGGACTAAATCTCTAATAATGGGTATAAGGACATCGCCTAGCTGTATTGCAACCTCCGAAACCGCTGACCATAATATTTTTAGCTGGCCCTTGAGAGTTTCTAATTGCTTAGCAGCCATTATCGTAGCCGCATCAGTTCCGGTAATGGCGGACTCGTAATCAATTAATCCTTGCTCTCCTACTTTTAAGAGTGCTAGCATCCCCGGACCTGCCTCTTTCCCAAATATCTGAGTAATTGAAGTTGCATCCGCACCGGCTTGATTGAATTTATTTATTATTTCTGCAAGGCTATTAGTAGTTGGGTTTATGTCGGCCATTGTTAACCCTAGATTATTTAATGCACTTTCAGCTGGACTTGATAAATCCAACATTGAAGTTAATGCTCCACGCAAAACAGTCCCTGCTTGTTCACCTTTAAAACCTGCATCATAAAGCCCCATTAATGCTGCAGTAGTTTCTTCTACTGACCTACCAACTGCATTTGCCACAGGTCCTGCATATCTCATTGAATTTGAAAGCTTATCTAGTGTAGCCTGGGAATTACCAATTGCCGCTGCAAAGACGTTGGATACTCTTCCGGTGTCCTGAGCCTGTAAACCAAACTGATTAAGTGTAGCTACAACTGTATCGGTAGTAAAAGCTAATTCAGATTGAGTAGCAGCCGCTAGGTCAAGAGTAGGTTTAATAGCCGCTGCCATTTGATCTGCTTTCCAACCGGCACTAGCCATATAATACATTGCATCGCCTGCTTCTTTAGCTGAAAAAGCAGTTGTTGCACCCATTTCACGAGCAACTTTTTTCATACTTTCAAACTCTTCTGCTGTAGCTCCTGATACACTAGCCGCATTTGCCATTGCCTGTTCAAAATCTGCAGCCATCTTTACAGCTCCAACTCCTACACCGACTATGGGTAAAGTTAAATTTGTTGTTAGAGAGCTGCCAACAGATTTAAACTTATTTGCAGTCTTATTTAGGTCCTTTTGTGCTTTGTCTAACCCAGACTGTAAAGCAGATAGGTCTGCACCGATACGGACCATTAAATTAGCAATTGTGGCCATTGCACCAACCCTCCCCGATTGCAAAAACACAGGAAGGGGTAGCCCCTCCCTATAAAGTGTTCATTGTTTTTGCTTTAGCTTTTGCGGTTTGTTCTTTTCTTTCCCGTTCAGCCTCTTTTTTCTTAATACTAAAATAAGCCTTCCATTCGGAAAGCTCTTTGCTAGAAATATAAAAATCTCTGTAATATTTAACTGGATATTTATTTCTCAACCACTCAGGAAAAAATATTTCCTTAAAAGATTCCCAAAAATTGAGAGGCCTTTCTTTATTACTTAATAATTATCTTACCGACATCCCAAAAAGTTCAGCTAATTGAAAATAAAAAAACTTTTCGGGATGCCCTAGGAGTTTTTTTCCGCTTCCTCAATCTCTTCGTTTAATCCGGATAGTCCTGATGCAACCTTAAAAACCACATCCAAAGCCTTGCCATTCTTTTTGCTTAATGCATCCCTGTCCTCGGCCTTAAAAATTTTTTCTTTAGTCTGGGGATCGAAAGCTGTAGCAATTATTACTTCCGGATATAGCTTCACGAGGTCAGTTTTTGACTTCTTTGTTTTTACGTCAACGTCAACACATTCGGAAAGAATCCTGTTCCTGTCATCCCCGGTCATCCCGCGGACTAAAACATCACAATCCCATTCCGGAACAGTTACAGTTTTTTCTTTAATATCATTAGCATTGAGTATCTTTTCTCTTAAATTACTCATCAAACAACCATCCTTTCAGTACTTACGAAAGATACGCTTTCATCTTGTTCACCAGCAACGGCGGCTTGCATTTCATCGCTTTCTAGAATTGCAAAAAGCCTTGTCGGGTCAAGCGAAGCCTGCGGATAAAGCTCTAAAACAACAGGGTTACCGGCAATTAGAGCTTCAGCAAAATATTTATCTATTGTTACCCATTGACTAATGGATCCTGATGCAGACTTTAGCCCTTGGATTCGCCGCTTATGAGTATCTTGAAAACGGGTGTTATCTAGATTTTCCGCTTCCAGGCTTATGTTATAGTCATGAGCTTCGGCTGCAACTGATGTAGGAACATATTTACCTGTTACGGTTACAACTCCAGTCTCTTCAGAATCAAAAATTACTTTTCCTTCGAGCTTATAAACAGTAAACCCACTTGTAGTTGTTACCCCATCCACTTTTACTGTTATATCAGTTTTCCAGTCCCATATCTTTTTAATTGCATTTGAAATAATAAAAGATAAATCATCACTGGTCGTAGTTGCCTCATCAGTAAAAGCAATAGGTGTTCCAGCAACGTGTACTTTAGCTAATTTACCTGCGTATACCATTTTATATCACTCCTACACTAGAGTAAGAGCACCGGTACTCTCCAACTCAATTGATACTGTTACTTCTCCGCTGGCCGAAGATCCTACTTCAAAAGAACTTACTAGATAATCCCCTCTAAAGCCAACGGTGCCATCAACAAGGTAGTCAGTTGTTACAGTAGTTCCATTCATCCAAGCTGTTCTAATAGCTACCTGCCCATTTGTATCATCTGGTTCATAAAAACCAGACGTAGACAGACCAAACTCTTTTAAACCTTGGATTTTTTCTTTCCATCCATCACTTTCAAAAACTGTTACATCCAAGGTTTCACCACTTGCAGAAAACTGGGCGTCGTTTAATCCCTGAACTACATTAGCACCTATTTTTACCCGGGCGTTTTTACCTGGTAAGGACATTTCTATTCCCTCCTTCTCCTATTAAACACTTCACCGCATTTAATACACCTGCATCGATGTGGGTGCTCAAAGGTACCTATTTCGTTATAATCCTCATGCTTGCAAAACGAAATTACAGGATATTCTCTTTTGAAAATCTTAATTCGAACAATATAAGCAATAAGGATCATAATGATAATAAATAAAAACCAATACATTACTACCTACTCCTTATGCCAAATTATAAAATCTAAATCCACCCGAAAAATTTCTGCATCTTCTTCGTAAAGATCAACTTCATCCTCTAAATTAACTGCACCAACTATTACCCCGTCTACTCCACCCATGGTACCTGAATAATCCTGAAGGGCAAATCTGACCTGTTCGGCAATATTTTTTACGGTATTATAATCCTCTGCAAAACAGGAAAATTGAAACCTTGGGGTAGCCATCCCTGGGTCATTTCCAAAAGTGTGAAGCCGAGGACAGCTTATCTTTTGATATGTTAAAGCAGGAGACTTTATTTTCTGCGGCCTTTTTAGTGGATAAACTCTATCTGAAATTAATGCTGTTAGTCCAGGGTAGGTGCTAAGATAACTGTATAAAGCATCTTCTATGATCATTTTCCCACCTCCAGGACTAGTTTCTTTATTTTATTTAATACCACTTTTATTACTTTATCTTTATTTTCATCTACAGCTGGTCTAAAAAATGGTTTTGCCGGCATTATACCAAAATACTTTCCACGGTAACTTTTTTTCCCTTTTTTCCCATACCGTGGTCCAGTACCACTCTCTACCAAATGAGCGTGAGGAGCTTTCTTTCTATCTACAGCTGATATATAAGGTGCAGGGTTTTTGCCATATCTTTTAAGCTTCTTGGTAACAATCGACTTTTTTAACTTACCCGTTTCACCTACAAGCACCTTTTGTCTCGCAGCCGCACTTATAATTTTTGCTCCACTCATAAGTATTGGCTCAATCTTATCTGGACCAAGCTTTTTGGAGATATCTTTTATCGCTTGGTTAAGCTCATTAATTCCTTCCAATTTAATATTAAACATTTAAAATTTCTCCTTGCACATTAAATGGATTTCCCTATTTTGCTCATTCAGGTTAATAGGAGGGCTTTGAATATAAAAATACCTGGTCCCATACTTTATTCTCATTTCGGGTTTTAATCCTGCTTGGTACCGCATTCTTATCCTAGTTGTCACTTCAGCTTGCACTTGTTCGGCGGCAAAATATTCTTTTCCTTTCAATGGTTCTATCGCTGCCCAAACGGTTGTAACATCAACCCAATTTGGTACAGTTTCGCCCTTCGAGTTTCTTGTTGTCCCTTGATCTTCCTGAATTATAACTTTATGTCTTAAAGCCCCAGGGTTCATGTTTCTACCTCCATCAATGCTTTAGCATGAAGCTGCCCTATTAACCCAATTATTCCAGCATCATTTACCTTACCTATAATCCCAGGATCCTCAAACCATCTAACCACCAGAACGCTTGCTATCATTTTTGCAGTTGGGTCTATTTCAATATATGTATCTGTTAAAGTTCCCCAGTCTTTACCCGTTGCTGTTTTAATACAGTCGTCTACTGCTGGTAAGATAATTGACGTTACATTACCTGGCATTTCATCTGAAGAGTTATATTTTAATATATCTGCAGCTTCTTGAAGTGTTAATATAGGCACTTAAATCACCTATCTCTCTTGTTTCTTATTACTATTTAAGGCGGCACTATGTACCGCCCTATTATTTATCTCTGGTCTACACAATTAGATATATATCTACGACTGTGCCGTCCAATGCGCTATTTAAATCTATGGTATTACTTTCAATAGTTGTGGTGCTGGTAGTGACTGTTGGAGCAGTACCTTCCTTAACGTTGTCAAGATAAGCAGCCTGGATAGTGTTATGGGCAAGCAAGTAAGGCAGACCAAGCTTATCATTCCATCCAACATTAACTATGTCATAAGGTACGCCAGCTGTTGTATCAGCAGATGATGCAGCTATATCTACGCCGGTAGCTGTACCAGTGGCAATGGCGATATTCAAAGTAGCATCATTGGCCGCAGGAACCTTCGCTGTAAGAATGACTTTATCTGTGGCACCAGATACATCAAAATGTTCTGCAATGCTAGCATCCGCGGCCAATGCTGTGCGAATAGCTAGTGCAATAGCAGCTGCATCATCGTCAACTTCAACAGGAACGGCTACAACAACATCCTCTACGTAAAGTGCCGATGTGACAGTTACAGCTGCATTGCCCGCTACTGTAACTGTGCCTGTTGCTGTAGCAGTTTCGACCTGGGCAACAGGGGTATGTACTTGCGCAGGTAATTCTATTTTGGTGATAGTTTTAAATGCTTTTGCACCGTGCACAGCAGTAGTTTCGTTAAGCGCAATGGTTTCGGTAATTTCTACGCCTGCATAGTTGGTACCGGTGATGACAACATCGCCAATAACACCGGCCACGTTTCCAACAACAGATAGTGCACGGGGAACGGCAGGATTAGTGATGCCTGATGTAATTTCTTGGGCATCTGCTGCTAAGTTGGCGGCTAGGATTCCATCACTGTCAGAAGCCACAGCATCGGCAGCCGCAACTTGAATATGAGCACCAAAGGCACGGTCAATTGTAATCCCGACATCGGTTTTGACGCGACCATTTTTAGGGTTATATCCTACTCTCATTGAGGTTCCTCCTTTTAAAAATAGGGGCGTGGCTCTACGCCCCTTATTTAGTTAACTAGCCTTTTTTCACTCTCAAGAATCCATTTTTAGAGACAACGTTCCCGCCGATGAAGATGGATCCACGATGGGCAATCATGCCCTGTTTGAATTTATAATCTGTAGAGCGTTGAACATCCATATCGGAGAAGATGGTCAACAGATAGTTAGATAATGGACCGTAAGCCATGCAATAGCCATCGACTGCGGTTGTAGCGTCTGATACGGCTTTACAAGCACTGTTGATTATAAATGGAATGCCGTCGATTGTGCCGGAGTTGCCTTTACTCTTGACATCATGGATTTTCTTTCCATCAGCAGTACGAAGTTGTGCGAATGCCTTTAAATCCTTTTTGTTAAGTACTAATACAGCTGCGTCCTCAACATCCTCGTCGCCACCATAGGAGAAGATAATTTCATCAAGGGTTAACTCGTCGATTTCGGAAATGGACAGATCGGTATCAGCATCAATGGCAGTAGCCAGCGCGGAGAATATACCAACAAGACGGTTTGTTGCACCAGTACCGACAAGAATTTCACGAGTAATTTTCTTACGGCTGGCAATACGGATCCCCTTCATAACTTCAGCGTCATAATTGGCAGCTGGAAGCTTCACTAATTCTTCGGTATCTTCGGCGTATGCGGTCACTTTGGTTTTATTGATCTGAGCATAAGCAAAGGTAGGCTCTGCAGATGCATAATCCTCCCCTTCTAATTTGTGGTCGCCAATACCATATCCTGAAATATATGGCTGCTTATAGCTTTCGCCACCCATTAAAGGCTTGGATGCTACTCTGTCAAGCAAACCGGATACTTCGTTAAAGGTGGGTCTAATGTCACTTGCTTGATGCTCTGCGAGTACGATAGTTGCAGAACCGACGGTGACGGAGCGGTTTTCCATAAGCTCTTTGCCGCGTTTTTCAACTTCTTCTTTCATTTTAGTGCGGTTTTCAGCCTGAAGATCTTGGCTTCCGCCGTATGTTCCCAAAACATTAAGCTGACCCTGTGAGGATCCAGCAGGTGGATTGGACATGCCTCTCTGCTCATTCCCAGCAGGCGGAGTTTGTCCGGCAACTGGCTCATCTGGCAGTGCATCAACCATGCTGCGAAGATCTAAAATCTCAGCATTAAGAGTCTCCATTTCGGTATTAATACCCCTAAGCTCAACAACATCCTCTGTAGTACCGGATTTTACAACTAACTCAGCTTTACGCGTTTCTTTTTTGGCTAACAATGCCACCAATTTCTTTTTCATGATTTATCATCCTTTCGCTAATATTTGGGTTCTTAATTTCAGGGCTTCCCGCTCGTTTTTTTCGTTCTCCAACGTAGACAGTGCGCTATCCAGCACCCTTTTATCAGCACTATCCAGTGCTTTGTCCCGAGCTTGTATGTCAGTCCCGTCATAGGCGGGACTCCATAACGCAGATAATTCACCAATCTTTTTAAATTTATGGATTTCCCTAGTAGGCGTTGGTGTGTCCATATTAAGCCATTTCTCTTCTTTGACACGGAATGAATAAGACATCCCAGAAACATCTCCACGGGAAACGGCGGAATACAGAGACTTGGCCTCTGCATTATTTTCAACATCAAGCTCTGCTCTGAAGTGAAGGCCTTTGTCATCCGGGGTCAATTTCATGGTAGAATTTCCGTTGTTTCTCCTACTTCTAGCTAATGGAATTTTATACTGTTGATGATGTATAAATAAAGGAACGTCGTTCAGATCTGCTCCGTCCAATGCCCCTCGTTTGACTACTTCATTAAACCATCCCCCGATACTTACTTCCTGTTCGTACACAATGGCATAGCCCTCGACGATGTGTCCAGTAGTATCTGTAGGCTCTGATGCTCTTAGTTCATGCGCTTCGCTAAATCTTGCAAATAGCAACGCCTCTTTGTCCGGTGGTTTTATTTTACTCACTATCATCATCCTCCTTTATCCTTCGCTTTGCCCTGGCCATTTGGTATTCACTAATCAATGATTTATCTATATAGTTCAATGACTGTGTAATTCTTTCACCTCCTACAATTGGTGGATATCCTAGTAATGCTAGTTTTTGGTTGTCCTGCAAAAGACCCTGCTCTCCACCAATCTTCAAAAGTTCTAGCTTCGCCTTAGTGCTCAAATACATCATGTCGCGTTGATAACAGACAATTTCATTACCATGTGACATTTCCATTTGTGAGAAAACTGTCTTTGTAAATGCCTGCCCTAGCCCAATAACTATAGGTTCTAATGCTGATTCATACCATGCTTGATACTGCTCATCATTAAAGTTGCCTGTCAAGATTGGTAGTGGCATACCATACCACTTCAAGGCTTTCCCTTCAAGAAATTCCATGGTGTCCTTGTCGATAATCTTAGGGTCAACCTTGATGTCGGTGTAGTCTCCTTTGAGATCCATGGGCAATATGCCTGTCGCTCCGGATTCGATGGCATCTTCAAACCGTTTTCGTTCTTTTTTTTGGGCTTCATCGTCCAGCATGGTATTAATTTTTAATATTCCTCTAACTGATAGGCTGGTCTTAATCGCTTTACCTAACCCCTGTATGACAACGTCATTAATCTGCAAAACTTTAAGGAGTGCTTGATTATCCGGCTGACCATTCAAGCCTCCGCCCATAATGTCATTCATTGAAAACTTTTTCCTCAGGTGAATGATTTCGGAGTATGCTATTGTAAAGTCACTGCCATTGGCAAACTGCATTTTGACGAATAACCGGTTTATTGGGTCCTGAAGAAATGTTACCTGTGATGGGTTCAACGGATAAAATGCCGTATACTCCCGAGTGACACCGCCGCCAGCTTCTTCTTTTAAATCATATTTGGGATAGATAAAGGTGTTATAATTTAGATATAGTAACCATATTACTTTCTCAAGAAAGTCTCTGGTGGTCATTAACTCATTTGGGCCAAATTTAAAAAGACGATTAAGGCTACTTTTTGGGATAGATTGCATGCCGTTAGCATCCGTGCGGATGTGTTTCGGTCGGAGTTTACTTATCTCAGTTGCAATTTTATCGATACACATCTGCACTACATCGGATGCATAAATGCTCTGTCCAAATTGGCTGAATATCGGCGTGTGACCATTAAGCATCTTAGCGTATCGATACTGCTTGTTGGTATCTTTGTTTATCAAACTAGATAACAGCAATTTTACTCACCCCCATTCTTTGGAGCCCCTATTTTCTTTTGTGCCACCAGGTATGCAAGTGCAATAAAAGATATTCCCAATATTATGTGCCCTGCCGGTATGTGAATTAAGTAGACACCAAAGGCAATAAAAAAGATGCCTATTGCCAATAGGACATCATCCAGTATCATTACTAAACCGTTAAGTATTTTTATAAGCGTTTTTTTTAACATTGGATCACCTCACGCCCTCATCTTACTCTTTTTACTAGTTCGAGAAATTCTGTTCTATTATCAATATAAATCCTATAGGCAATTATCATAGTTACAGTACCGTCAATTTTTTTATCTTCTTTGCCTTGAACTTTTGCCGGCATAATATCAAGCTTTGAGTTAATAGCCATTGCGGTGTTTTCAAGGCAATATATATCAACAGGATTATTATTGTAAACTACCAGGTTTTTCTTTAAATCTTTTTCTAAAAGAGACATTGGTTCAGACATGCTGCCCCAGTTCTGATCTACTCTTTTGCAGTCAAAGCCGTAGTCTTCTTCCATTTCTTTAACCCAGTATATAGCTGACCACTTGTCATACCCGGTTAGGTATGTTTTTATGCCGTACTCTTTAAACAGCTTTACATACCAGGCAGTTACAAGCCGAAAGTCATTTTCATTTCCCGGTGATACAGTAATATAGCCCTGTCTTATCCACTCTTTAAACTTGGGCAAATCATCTGTAGGGATGTTATCAAGCTTAGATTCAGGTATAAAATATTGCTGATAAAAATATTTTTTGTTGCTTCCTGGCTTCATAAGCATGATCCTGGCACTTGTTAAATCGCCTGTTTTTGAAAGGTCAGACGCACCAATAGCAAAACAATTTCGGAACTCTTCTATGTCAAAGGTTTCAATATTTTCAATATCTTCAGGAGTTAGCCAAGCTTCTGAGTTGTTTTGCTTAAAATTAAAATCTTTGGCCAATACTGATACTCGGGTTTTTTTATTCGTCTTAGCCTCCTCCACCATCTGGCGAAGGTAATTCCATTTTTTTATAACGCCAAGGCCTGGGCTGCTCTTTACCCAGGTTTTTTCATTCTGCCAGACTTCAGCCTCTGAATCTTGCGTATAAAGCCAGATGCACCAACGAGGTCGGTCAAGTTCTCCTGCTAATACTTGACGAGCTTCTTTTAGTCTAGTATCTAGGTACCCATCATTAACAAAGCCCTCTGTTGTAATCTCAAAATACAATGGTTCTTCCTGTGTCGATAGTCCTTGTCTGATTGGCATTATTGGAATATCGCTAGTTAACTCATGTATTTCATCAGCAGCTCCAACTCCTATATTTCTACCTTCGGATGACTTTTTCTTTGCTGATATTTTTCGGATAGTGCCTTTGTTTTGGTATGAGAATTTACCCTTTTTTTTCAGCTTTTTGGGATTGCCGAAGAATATACCTTTAACATTTTTCCGAGTAACCTTTTCGAGAGCAAGGCTTTCTTCTCTCATAGAATCAATTGCCTGAAACATTAAATCAGCTTGCTCATAATCATTAGATGAACAAAGGATTTTTAACCCCATAGGACCACAAAAAAACTCAGCCAAACAGATGGCCGAGATTAAGGGAGTTTTGCCTGATTTCTTACCAACCAACAGGAGTACGTCTTGATACTTTCTAACCAACCGTCCAATTTCTTCATCAAAGATTTTAAATATATATATGGATTCAATAAATGCTTTTTGGAACAGCATCAGAACAAAAGGCTTGCCTGCAAAGGGTGCTTCAAAAATGCTTACATCTAGTCTCGATAAACTTTATACGTTTATGGGCATCCTCAAATTCAATTGTGATGCAAGGGTCTCTAAAATGACATAATAGCAGGTCTAGCTCCATCATAAGTTCGTGACCAATAATAATTTCGCCGGACTTGCATTTTTCGATATATTCAAGGAGGCTTGAGTCTGGATATTTATCTCTAAGTTCTGTAAGCAAAGCACCACCCCCTTTAGTCGCTGATCTCGACTTTGTAATTAACTAATGCATTATACAATTTTTCTGGGATGACAGTACAGTATTGGTCGGCCAGAAATTTTATAACATTTTCTTTAAACTCCTTGTATGCATGAAATGCTTGTTCTGGCGTATCAAATCTCCCTAACCTGATAAGGTTGCCATTAGCATCGTGACATCTAGCAAGAAATCTTTTATCGCGCTTTCCTAGATGTACCCCTATAGGGTAATCACCTCTGCCTTTGTGATGCGTATTTAAAAGATTGTTAATCTTTTGTGGAACGAATATACACCTATCTGGAGCATACATCTTATTGCCTTTGAGAAGCATATCTTTATCTAACTCCATTCTTTCATCGCCAATATGATAATGATTTTCTTTATACCAAACTGCAAAACATTGAAAATTATGCCACTCGTCACAAACAGAGCACTCTTTATAGGTGGGGCGAAATACATGGTATTTAGGGTCGTAACACCGCGTTAGCATTTTTCTCCATATTTCATATTCATCAGTATGTTTTTCTCCTTGGCGCGTTTTATGCCTACCTTCACCTATGTAACCAACTTTCAGCACACTCCTAAAATAAGGATTAGCTATATTGCCATTTTTAAAATGCCTGTAAGTGGAATGTTGTTTAAGAAAACCATCCTCAAAAATGACATCAATATCGTCCGCATGCCTATAGTTAATTATTTGCATTTTTATACCTTGATTATTGATCTTTTCCTCTCCTACTCTTTTGTTCACCTCTACCACTCCTATCAGTTTTCCCTATCAGTAGCAAAAAGAAAGACGACCAACCCGATAGGTCGTTGACCGTCTTATACTCCCGGTTGCTTAAACCGGGAAATCCTATTCAAACTCATCCAGTTCATCATCATCCTGGTCTACTATGCTTCTATTAAGTACACCGTTTAAAGTTTTTATCACCACAGCATATGCGTTGACATTTTTAAGGTATTGCTTAGAAGCTTCGGTTGACTTTTGCATCTCGGGATATTGAGGATGAATTTTTACCATGCCGGTAGCTCCGATAATCTCCCTGAGAGCATTATTCTCAGCCAGCAAAAAAGCAGCGTCCTCAACAAGCCCTTCGACGAGTTTTGCTTTGTCTTCTTCTATATTTTGAAATATTTCCTTCAACTTCTCTAGTTCTGCTAGATATACAGATTGTTTTGACATATTTCGGAATACCTCCAAGGATTTTCAAAATTTACGGTGTGTATTTTTCCTGCCTATGCCATACGGTCTAGGAAGAATAGGCTTTGTCGGTTTATAGGGGGGGCTATTCTATATACTCTTCAAACCACTTCTCAACATATCCTATCCATTCATCCTGCCGATACCGCCTATCTTCATCCATCTCCAGCCGGCGCAAACATTCTTCTATGCTAATATCACAGAATATAAGCTCTGCTCCCAGATCCTCTGCCAGCTTCTCTCGCTTATATTTATCAGCTCCACCAGTGATCACCCAGGCATTATTCCATTTGCCGTATCGTGTTTTGATATTATCTACTAACAGATTATAAATTCCTCGGACATTACCTAACAAGTTGTCTGGCATATCATAACTGGGAAGCATAGATACTGCTTCATAAAGCCTATCCATGTCAACAACAATATCTCCACGACCCATGTATTCTCTGACATAAGAATGCTTACCTGACAGTGGAGCTCCGAATACAATATAAACATTTTTACCTGGTCTATATCCAAATCTTTTGTGGATCTTATTGTGACAATCGTGATGTACTACCAAAACATTCTCAGGATTAAGAGCTATTAAAGCATCTTTAACATTCTCCGGAGTAAGCTCAATAATATGATGCAAGGTAAGCTCCTTAGCTCTAGCTACTAATTCACCGCAATATTCGCACCTTAATCCTCTTTCATTAATAATTAGTAATCTAAAATTAACCCATTCTTGGGAAGCATAGAAGCTTTTTAGTATTGAATATTTTGCCATTCATATCATTCCTTAAAAGGCTTTCATCTTGTCCATTTCCTTTTGGTGTTCAAGTCGATCTTTTTCCAGCTGAAGCTTTGCCTTACTATGAGCCTTTTGATGCTCAAGTTCAGGATTTTCTATCTGCTTTTTAAGTCTTTCAATCCTCAGCTTCTGTTCATCAGTAGCCAAATCCCAACTATTATGTAACATTTCATCATACCGTCTTATCATGTTGGTTAGCTGACCCATAGCCCTAGATTGGGCATTTAAGAATGTAGCCTGCTTATCCCAGGCAAACTGTATTTCATATTCTTCTTCGCGGTAATTTTCGATTGCTTGATAGTTAGGTTCATTCATGGTCCCAGTGTTTTTAATATCTGACTGCACCTTTATCTTTTTTAGATGCCTTGTTGTGTCTTTCTGATTTTTAACATACATAATTTTTTGACTTCTAATGATTGCAGCAAACTTCATGCGAATATTTTGCCAGAGAATATCAATGGGTTCTAAACTATCCATATCTTTCATGATGTCATACATTTGTCTAGGCAAGTGCTTCGAGTAAAACCCATGAATATAACTATTTTTATTTAATATAGGTGCTCCTCCACCGCTGTTGCCGACTGCATTTTTATTACCATAAGGTGCTCCAACTTTGCCAACCTTATCTTTCCATTTATCTTTACTTCTCCAGCTATTAATATTGTTTACTTTTTCCCCTAATTGAGCAGCTATTTCAGCAGAAGTTATCTTCCCGCCCTTTTCTTTATATAGTTCAAAGGCCAAAATTCTGTTTTGGCTTTTTTGCCTGCCCATCTAACCCCCTCCAAGCAAAAATGAGATTTATTATTTATCTCAACGAGTGCGTTTAAATACTGTATTGGTACTTTATAACGGATTTAATTGAGTTTGATTTCATTGGGTTTTGCAACTTTTTTTGATTGTTTTTGTATTGTTAAAGTAGTCTACCTCTTCATGGTTTTATACGGTTTTTGTATATATTTACCATATAATTTATTCCCCAACCTTAACTTTGCTATAAACACTGTATTTTCAAGGGCTAGAAGGCCTTTTTAATAATTTATTGAGTTATCCATATCTTATAATTTTGTTTAACTTAATAAATTCCATTTTTAATCAATAAATTCAAGGCTTAGAAGGCTCTCTATAAAAATGAGTTCAACCTAACCTCAATATGTTTAAGACCAAAGAAAAAAAGAGCCTTTAGGCTCTAAACTTTTTATTATAATCATCAGATATTTTAAGCAATCTATTTTGCCAGTTACTATAGCTATGTTGCTTTTTTAATTCCAAAACTAAAAACAGTAGTCGTTTATCAATAATGTTGTTTTCTTTATCGTCTATTATTGCAGTTACATCTACTGAATTATATCTTCTTTTATCTTTAGCACCTTCTACTCTATATCCTTGCTCATTTAAGTATTCAGCTACATTTGCGGCTCCACCAAGCTCAATGTATTTTTGAAAAATTAATTCTGTTATGTTTTTTACTTTAATTTCTAAAACTTCATCTATCATTTCTAAAGTTCTTAAATATCTTTCTCTATTTACAATAATATCAATTTTGTTTTTCAAATTAATTTACAACTCCTTTCCCAGAAATTTATTTACGAGTAACTGGGGAATCTTACATATTTTCCTTCTTACCAATTTGTTGAATAAGTAATAAAAATATGGCTTAATTTTAATAAATTTTAAATCTTCTAATTGAGTTATTGATTATCTCTTGATTTATACCAACATATCTTAAGGTGACACTTATATGACTATGTCCAAAGATATCCATAAGAGTCACAGCATCTTTGTATTGCTTATAATAATGGTACCCGAAGGTTTTTCTAAGCGTATGGCAACCTATATTATTGAGACCAAACTTTTCAGTAGCTTCTCTTAATATTTTGTAAGCCATAGATCTACAAATTGGTTTATTATAATTCTGCCTGGACTTAAATAAATAATCATCAGGGTCTTTATCTTTAACATACTTTGCAATTTCCCTTTTTAATTCCGGATTGATCTCAATTGTAACTTGATCGCCCGTTTTTTTTGTTCTTATATTAAGATAGTCTTTATTTTTTATTTGATGAATCTTATAACTAAGGATATCTGATATTCTTAGTCCAGTATAAATACCAAATAAAAACATAAGATAATTTCTCTCATTATTCTTCCTTAAATAATCAGCTAAACTTTCAACTAATTTAGGATCTCGAATTGGCTCAACGAAATTCATTATTTCACCTTCTTATTTGCTTGATGCCTCCGCCTTTACCCCGTCTATATGCATCATGTCTCATGCAATATTCAATATCTTTTTTGGTTATCTTCTGCGGTGCCTGGTTGCTAGTTTGTGATGCTACTTCTGGTTGCTTTTCTTTAATTTTATCCATAGTCTCCAGGCCGCCTCCTTTTGGACAAAAGAAAAGAGCCCTTAGGCTCAT